GCACGAACCCACCCCGACAACAAGCCGATCTACCCGCCAGTGACACGCGCGACGGGTTGAAGCCTCGCGTTATCAACGCCGTGGCACTCGGCTTCCGTGTCCCAAATCGCTGAACTCATTGGCTTTTGCAGCTATGCTTTCGGCGGCCTTGCAACCGCCTGCAACCGGACAACGGCGGATCGCGCCAGCCGCTCCTGCGATGCCGCCGCCGTGTAGAGTTCGATTTCCGCCAAGCTCTTGTGCCCCGTAATGCTGCCGATTTCGTGCGCGCTACAGCCGGCCTCCGCGAGCCGCACAGCCGCCAGCTTGCGGAGACCGTGCAGGTTGTGGCCCTTGAGGCCCAACGGCTCCACAGCCCGCATCACGGCCATCGTGAGGCCATCCCTGTCCCATGGCGTGCCGTTGCCCTGCGTTAGCACCGTGACCGCCGTTGCCGACCGTCGCCAGGTATCCAACTCTGCGGCAAGATCGGGGTGCAGCGGGATCACCAGCCGCGCGCCGGTCTTCTCCTGCGCGATCCGCCACACGCCGTCCTTGAAATCCGACCACCGCGCTTGGACAAGATCGCCGCGCCGCTGCCCCGTGTGGACGGCGAGGATCAGCGCGCGCCGGATCGGCTCGGGAACGGCGGTAAGGGCTGCGGCTAGCGCGTCCTCGGTCCATGTCGGGAAGTGCCCGCCAGGTATCGCCTTGATCCTGTCGGCGGGGCTGGCGTCGATCCAGCCGCGATCCCGTGCCCACGACAGCAGCGCAGCTAGGCCAGACGCAAACGCATTCGCGGCACCGGGGCCGATGCCTTCCGCGATGGCGTCGCGCAACGTCAGGATGTCGCGGCGCTTGAGGCCAGCAACCGACAGGTGCTTGATGCCTTGGAGGTGCCGCAGCGCAATGAGCCGGTTCTTCTGCGTCCGAGGCGCCATGCCGCGCCATTCCGGGCTGCGCTCATACGCGGCGAGTAGATCGCGAATGCTGTCAACGGGCAGCGTTATCCGCGTGCGGGCCTTGCTGACGGTGGCGTATTCGTAGACCTTGATCGAACCGTCAGCGAGGCGCTTGCGGACGCGCCTGACGCCGGCCGGCGATGCTGTTAGCGAGGGCATTGATGGCTGTCCTGGGGTCCGTCGAGGCTACCCCGCCCGACAAGGTGACGTCTACCTTGTCACGGTCCCAGCGCGGTTGCCTTGGGCCTAAATGGTACGACGGCGCGGGAAGGCGCCCGGCTTTCTGTAGTCGGGCGACGGCATCGGCGCGGACACTGATGTATGTCGCCAGCGCGTCGCGGCATAGCCAGCGCGGGGCGTCACTCATGCGCTGCTGCCTCCACCGCTGCGGCGAGGCGATGCGTTGACGGTCCTCTTGCCGAGGCGTCGCAGCCTGACCTTTACGTCGCCGTCCTTGCTGTAGACGAGCGCATAGTGGGCAGCCTCGCGCTTGCAGAACTCGTATGGCCCCATGCCGCCGGCAATCTCCGCGCCATTCACCAATATCTTGAAGCTGCCCCACTCGACATCAACGTCAGGCATCACTCGCCTCCCTCGCGCGCCGGCTGCGCGGCTGCGACCATGGCGCGGTGCATCGCGGCAATATCCGATGGCCAGCAGTCAATGCGCGTCCTGAACTGCTTCAAAGTCTGTGGCTCTACGGCGAAGGCCGCTTGCAGCATTTCCGCCGTAGCCTCCACCGGCACCACAGCGAACCCCGCGCCCGCGAGCGCGGCTAGGATCGCGTCGGCTTGTCTCAGTGCCATGTGGCCAGGCGTGCCGCCCATCCGAACAGTCATGCGGCCTTCAAGCGCAACCGCAATCACCTCCCGCGCCGTCATCGCCCGGCCTCCCCGCGTGCGCGGATCGCTGCTGCCTGGGTTTCGTGCCAAGTAGAGCGCATGCGCCTAAGCACACCGGCGTTCACGCTTTCCGTGTCTCGTGTCGGCGCGGCGTCGTCTGCTGCGAGCTTGTCGTGCCACACTGCAATCGCCTCCCGCTCCCGCATCACCGCGCGCTGGATCGCCTCGGCCAGCGCGTCGCGTTCGCAAGCCATGGCGTCATGCGCAAAGGCGTGCTTGTCGCGCTCCTCTTCCACCGCCGCCAGGTCATCCAGCAGCGCCAGCACCGCGCCGGGGTGCGCTGCCTGATGAAACGCATCAACAGGATCGGCCGACCGCACGAAAAGCCGCGTGATCTTGATTGCAGCCTGCGCCAGCCGCCGCAGGTTCTCGTGTTCCTCGCTCGTCATCGCTGCGTCTCCCTGCGAATGCGTGTGTTGAACGACAGCGCCGTGTAGTGCCGCCCTTCGTTGCCGGCATCAAGCCACGCGAGATATTCCAAAGCATCGCGCTTCGTCAGGTTTGACGTGTTTTGATAGGTCACATACCGCACTCCAAGGCGGGCGCCGGCGGGCCATGCGTTTGCGGAGTAGTAAAGGCAATCTGATTTGCCGCGCCTCGGGTGAGCCAACTCAATGCGTTGCAGATGCGCCGCGATGCGTTCCGCGATTTCGCGCAACTTGGGTTCCGTGGTCATGCCTGCGTCTCCTTCCGCTTCTGCTTCGCGTAGAACTTCGCGTCCGACAGCGCGAGCGTCACGCCCTGCCTGTCGCCGCCAGCGCGCCAGTGCAGCGCCTCGGACAGCGCCGCAGCCTGCCGCGCCCGCATCGTGGCGCCGTCGCGTGCGTTGCGGATCGCGGCGGCCTGTAGCTCTCCTGATCGGCACGCCAAGCGCCATTGGCGCGTGTGGTGGAGGGATGCGGCGATCATGGGGCACCAACCAACGCAGCCATCATGTTGCGCGCGGTGACGGCGACAGGCGTCGGCTTCGTGGGGGCTTCGGCGCCGGGCTTTACGGCAGCATCGCGCGCCAGATGCTCGACCAGCGCCAGCGCGGAAACCTCGGCAGCCATACGGCGCTGCGCTTCCGGCGGCAGATCGTTCACGCCGTTGGTGGCGCCGATCAGCGTCCGCTTGGCGCGGCGGGCTGTGCTGCGGATATGCGCGCGCGCCGTGCTGCCAACCGTCTCCGTCGCGCGCTCTGCGGACATACGCCGCAGGCCGATGGATCGTTCGGACAAAAACGCCGCGCCATTCTCGCGCAGCGCCACGTTGCGAGCGGATGCCAAGACGTGGCGGCATGTCGTGATGTCGCGACCAATGGCGGCGCTCATGGCGCCGAACGTCACGACATCACCGATTGGGGTTGCGGCCAGCATGTCCGCGACGGCGCGGGCATCTGCGGAAAGTTCGGTTGCGATCATGTTGGGTTCCTTGATGGGTGGAAGCGTTGCGTTGAGTAGAGCCGAGTAGCGTAGCAGTGCGACGCGCAGGGTCGCGGTGCGCAGCGGATAACCAGTTTCCCGGCCATCCCGCAGCCCGTCACCGGGCAACGGGAGGGTCGGAGCGTTGCGTTGCGTTGCGGGGCGCGGCGTCGCGAAGCGAGGCGCAGCGAGGCGGAGCGCAGCGAGGCGGGGTATTAAGCCGCCAGCTTGCGGTTATCCGCCCATGCCAGCGCCTCAATCCTGAAGCGGCCATTCGTGCCGCCCTTCTCAGGGCGGAAGCGGCCGATGCCAATGAACATCCCGGCAATCTCGACCATCTCGCGGAACACGGGTTCGGTGATGATCGGATCGAGGATGTAGATATCGAACGTCGCGCGCCATTCCGGCATGATCGGGAAGCGGCGCTGCACACGGCGCCCGCTGCCTCGGATGCCATCGGCGTTCGCGCTGATGGTAATGGACGACACGGAAGCCGGGTCGATGTTCAGCGCCGGGTCTTCAAGAAGCGCGATGCCGGCTTCAAACTTCTTCGTCCATGTCGCCTTGCCCTGCCCGGGAATTTGCCGCTTGGAATACTTGGCGGCGGCGGCAATAGACTGTTGCAGCCCATGCGCTGGCAGGACGATGGTCGCGGCGCCGTGGCGCGTGGCGACGTTCAGCTTGGACCGCCATGTGCGCGCGTCAAAGGCGTCATGGCTTTCGCCTTCAAGCTTGGGGTCGTCGTGCTGGCGGGACTGCGAATATGGCGTCAGGCCAACGAGCGTCAGGGTTGCGACGGATGCTTGCATGTTATGGTTCCTTGTGGGTAGGCGTTGCGTCGTGCGGCGGTGCGGTGCGTAGCGCGGCACTGCGGAGCGGAGAGGCGGTGGATAGTCGGTTCCCCGGCCATCCCGTTGCCTGCGGACAGGCGGCGGGAGGGTCGAAGCGTTGCGGTGCTTTAAGTAGCGGCGCGATGTGTTGCGTGGTGATGCGGCGCGCAGCGACGCGTGGTAGTGCGTCATGGAACCATGCGGCTCCCGGTTCGGTAGCCGGGAGCCGCACAGGATCACCTCGGCACCGCCAGCAGCGCAGCAACCCGCGCCGCCTCCGCGTGCCCGCCGTCAGGTCGCAACATGGTGCAGCAGCCAAGCTCGTTGGCCAGCGTGCGGACGTGCGCCGTGTCGCTGAGCCAGTCGCGCGCCTCGGCTTGCCGTTCCAGCAGGTGCCGCGTTGTGTCGGCGTCCAGATCAACAAGGCTGTTGGCGACAACGGCCAACTCGCGTTGCATCAACGGCGACGCGCCGGGGATCAGCGAGGACACCATGACATAGGCAGCGCGCAGCACTTCGCGCGCTTCCTCGACCTCGGTCATGCGCGGCTCGTATGCGCCGTGCGCCTCGACGGCAGTGGCGAAGTAAAAGCCCTGTTCCGGCGCTTGCAGGCGCGGCCATGCGGCCACGCGCGGGGTTGCGATGTGGTTCATGGCGTTTCGTCCTCATGCGGCGTTGCGGGCGCAAGCATCCAATGCGTCGGCGGGATTAGGCTGGTATCACCCGGTTCCTCGCAATCTTCGATCCACTCGCCGGCCTCGACGTGCCACGCGCCGACCGCACGCCAGCGAATGCCGCTGTCCTGGTCTTCGTTCCACCAGCCCGTGAGAAGCAACGGCGTCCCGTCCTTCGGCGCCGTCTCAATGGGCTTCCACGCTTGCGCCTCCCGCAGCGCCGCGACATGGCCGCGCAGCCGCGCGATTTCCGCAGCCGCCGCCGCGTGCGAGGTGAGGGGTTCGGCGCGCTCAACACAGTTGTCGCTGTTCCACGCGCGAGCGTCGCCGTAGTCGCCGCACACGGGGCACGGTTGATCCGGCTCCACCTGTAGCCGATGGTCGCCCCCGTTGTATGGGCAACGCGCGCTCATGCCACGCCATCCCGCAGCGCCGTTGCCAGCGCATCCAGCGCCTCTGTCACATCGTCGGCGAACGCGAACGTCGCGCCATCGCGCCCGACGCCATGTGGATGCAGCGACGCGCACGCAGCGCCTCCAGTGCAGCCACGCGACCGGAGCGTCACCATCGCCACGGCGCTGTGGCCGGCGCTGGCTGCCATGGCATCGAGCCGCGCGAGAATGGCCGGCTCGTCCAGCGCGACAGGATGCACGGGGCGGGCAAGCGTGCTAGCGAGGAGGCGCGGGATGGCGTGGCCAGTAATCTGGCAGACCTCGGCGGCGCTCACAGCGCGGACGCCTTCGCCAAGGCGCGGGCCTGCGCCTCAGCCACCGTCGCGCTGCCGGCGAAGTAGCCGCCAACGCGAAACTTAAATTCACCTTCGGAGCGTTGCGTCCAGACAATGCCGCGCACTTGGCCGGTGCGGGTCTCAAGGCGCAGATTGCCTTCGGGCGTCTTGCGCCAAACCAGATTGGCGGCGGCTGGCGTCTCTTGGTCGGGCTGCATCGCTGGCATCCTCTGTGGATGCCTGCATTAAGGCGCTTAACGGATGCCTCGTCAAGCGGATACTTAAGCGCTCTGCGCGCGGTCTTGCGCGGCAGTTGCTATTGAGGGCTTGCGTCGGCGCCATTAAGCATCTTAAGGTGCCGCCATGGACATTCACCGGACCCTTTACACCACACGGGGCGCATGTGCCGCAGTAGCTGGCGCCCTAGATATTTCTCAGGCTGCGGTGTCGCAGTGGCGCTTGCGCGGCATTCCGGCCGACCGCTTGCCTGCCGTCGAGGCCGCGCTTAAGGCGTATCTAGAGACGCTCGGCATCGTAGCTGTTGAGGTTGCGTCGTGATTTTCAGCGGCACACGTTTCTGCGGTTCGTGCCGCAAGAAAAACGCCCGGTCCCTCGGCAAAGGGACCGGGCGCTACGCAAACGCTTGAAAGGACCGACCAAGTGAAAAATAGCAACAGTAACTGCGTGGTGCAAGCGCCAAGCGCAGCACGGAGATCCGCAATGAGTGAGCGCGGGTTGAACAGACAGACACTTGCTGCACAGAGGATATGGAGTAAGCCTAGTGCGACCGTGCCCGCAGCGCGGTATCGCGGCGGTAAGCATCCGCCGATGGCGCGCGGCGAAGGGCTTTGGCGTCGCGAGGATTTCCTGACGCAGGCAGGCGCCGTCAAGCTGGGCGAAATTGCGCGCGCCGCCTGGGCCGCGCAGGGGAAAGATGTGCCATTCATTGTCGTGCAGGTCACGACGGTGACGCACGGCGATCCGATGTTTGCGCCTAGGTTCCCAACGCTCGTGAACGGGATGCCGGTAACATGAACGGCGATCCGGACGATCTTGAATGGCGCGTGATGGACGCCGAAGCGTCGCGCGACATGTGGCGCTGCGTGTCGGGCATCCTGTTTCTCCTGTGGGTCGCGGCGATGCTCGTGATTTGGCGCGGGGCGATACCATGAGCGCGCGCAGCTACTCCGCATTTCTGGCCGGTAAGCAGCCGCGCCCTCTGGCCGTTGGGCTGGACGTGGTGCCGCCGATCAACCCGGCGCTGTTCCCGCATCAGCGCGATTGCGTCGAGTTCGGCTTGCGGATGGGCAGGTTTGGCCTGTTCCTTGATACCGGCCTAGGCAAGACGCTGTGCGAGTTGGAATGGAGCAAGCACGCTGCCGCCGCGTCGAACGGCTACGCGCTGATCCTGGCGCCCCTAGCCGTCGCGGCGCAGATCGCACGCGAGGGCGTCAAGTTCGGCTACGACGCTCGCGTCATTCGCGACCAGTCGGAGGCGCGGCCGGGCATCAACATCTGCAACTATGACCGGCTTGACCGCCTGGACACGGATGCATTCGGCGCCGTCGCGCTGGATGAAAGCAGCATCCTCAAGAGCTTTACCGGCAAGACGACGCAATCGCTGATCGCGGCATTCAAGCATCATCGCTTCCGCCTTGCCGCGACCGCGACGCCTGCGCCGAACGATCACATGGAGCTAGGCAATCATGCTGAGTTCCTGGGCGTGATGACCGGCAACGAGATGCTGTCGCGGTTCTTCATCAACGACAGTTCGACGGCTTCGCAGTCTTGGCGGATCAAGCGCCACGCGGAGCGCGAGTTTTGGGACTGGATGGCGTCATGGTGCCGCATGGCTGAGACGCCAGCGGATCTTGGCCACGACGCATCCCGCTACGTGTTGCCGCCTCTCCGCGTGCATCGGCACAAGGCGGCGGGCGACATTCGCGCGGCGGCTGGTGAGTTGTTCGCCGGCGAAGTTAGCGCGACGACGATGCATGATGTCAAGCGCCAGACTGCGGAGGCTCGCGCCGCGATGTGCGCGGGGCTGGTGCCGAGCGACGATGCTTGCGTGATCTGGTGCGATACCGATTACGAAGCCGACGCCATCCGCGCCGCCATCCCCGGCGCCGTGGAAGTGCGCGGCTCGCACGACGCGGACAGGAAAGAGGCGACGTTGGCAGGCTTTGCCGATGGCACGCATCGCGTGGTGGTCACTAAGCCAAGCGTCGCCGGTTTCGGCATGAATTGGCAGCATTGCGCCACGATGATCTTTGCCGGCCGCAGTTTCTCCTACGAAGCTTGGTATCAGGCTGTTCGTCGCTGCTGGCGGTTCGGCCAGGTGCGGCCCGTTGACTGCCATCTGATCGTTGCCGAGGGCGAAGACCAGATCGGCCGCGTGATCGACCGCAAGAGCGCGGACCACACGACGATGAAGCGCGCGATGGCTGCGGCGATGCTTCGCGCCAACGCGAAGTCGTCCGAAACCCGCGTCACTTACAACCCAACCCACACGACGGAGTTGCCGACATGGCTGCGATCCGCTGTTTGAATAGCGCCGAGAGCGCCAGCTACAAGGCGATCCACGGTGATTGCGTCGATGTGGTCGGGCAGTTGCCCGACGCATCCATCGGCTTCTCTGTTTACTCGCCTCCGTTCGGTTCGTTGTTCGTTTATTCGGACAGCGCCGCCGACATGGGCAACAGCGCGACGGATGACGAGTTCGCCGCGCACTACCGCTATCTCGTGGCGCAGATGTTCCGCGTGACGATGCCGGGCCGGTTGACCGCCGTGCATTGCACCGATCTGCCTATGACCAAGTGGCGTGATGGTGAGATCGGCATCAAGGACTTCTCGGGCGACATCATACGCGAGCACATCGCCGCCGGATGGGTGCTTCATTCGCGCGTGACGATTTGGAAGTGCCCCGTGGTCGAGATGACCCGGACCAAGGCGCATGGCCTGCTCTACAAGACACTCAAGTCCGACAGCGCACGCTCGCGCATGGGGATGCCTGACTACCTGCTCGTATTCCGCAAGCCGGGCGACAACCCCGCGCCCATCGTCCACCGGCCCGAGGATTTCCCCGTGTCGCAGTGGCAGGAGTGGGCGTCGCCGGTCTGGATGACCGTCAACCAGACGCGCGTCTTGAACGTCAAGGCCGCGCGCGAGCAAGCAGACGAGAAGCACCTTTGCCCGCTGCAACTCGATGTGATTGAGCGCGCGTTGGCGATGTGGAGCAATGCCGGCGATGTCGTCCTGTCGCCGTTTATGGGGATCGGCAGCGAGGGCGATTGCGCGCTGCGGATGGGCCGGAAGTTTATCGGCACGGAGTTGAAGGAAAGCTACTGGCGCCAGGCGTGCCGCAATCTCGACGGCGCCGAGCGTAACTCGTCCACCCTGTTTGATCTGGTGGCGGCGGAATAATGAGCGCCGCGCACCACAACAGCTACGATGCCGGGTTCTCTCCCTCCTCCCCGCGCGTGGAGCCGCCGGCCGACTGTGCATCCGCGCGGGCCGGCGGTCACTTGGCGCCGGGGGCGTGCGCACCGGCCGCCCCCGGCGCTCTTTCTGAGCAGCGGGCCAAGACGCTGCGTGAGCAAGGCATGCTGTGGAAGCAGGTAGCAGCCGAACTTGGTTGCTCGATCCGATGGGCGCAAACGCTCTGCAAAAGGGCCGGAGCTGCATGCGATCCATCGCGGTGGAGCCCGGAGCAGGTTGCGACGCTGGTCAACATGCGCGAAGCGGGCGCCACTGCTGCGCAGATCGGCAAGGCGCTTGGAAAGAAACCAACCGCGATCCACAGCAAAGTCAAAGCCCTGGGAATACAGGGATCGCACGGCGGCGCGCGGGTGCCTTCGCTGCCGCCAGTTGTGCCATTCAATGAACGCAAGCGCATCACGCCCGAAATGATTGAGCGCGTGATTGCAATGCGCTCTGACGGCATGACCTGGCGGCAGATCGCCATTGTCGAAGGCCGCACCGTTGAAGCGATGCGGGTCATGAGGACATCCTACGACTTGGCATCGCGGTTCCGCTTTACGCAGGCGCACATTGCGAAGCTGGTCATCATGCACCGCAAAGGCGTCTCGCAGCGCCGCATGGCTGAAACCCTCGGGTGCAGCGAAACCGCTGTGACCACGCGGCTACGATGGCTGCGGCGCAAGCATCCGCATTTGCTGGATGGGACGCAGTGATGCCCGCCGCCCGTAAATTACGCATCCCCGCGCCCCTAGAGGAAGCCGTGCAACGCGCGATCATCGACCGCCTGCGCATGCGCGGCGTCATGGCCGTCCACGTTCCCAACGGTGCGGCGCTTAAGGGCGGCGCCATCGCGGCGAAGCGGCTGAAAGGGCAGGGGATGCGATCCGGCTTCCCCGATCTGCTCTGCTACGGCGCGGGCGGGCGACATGCGCTGCTTGAAGTTAAGCGCCCTGGCTACACCGCCAGCGCCGTGCGCGACGATCAGCATGCGATGCACGACCAGCTTCGCGCGCTTGGCATCCCCGTTGCCATCGTCACGAGCCAGGACGAAGCCGTGGCGGCGTTGAACAGCTTCGGGTGGTCGCTGTGAGCGCCTTCGGCATCCCCGACGCGCCGCAGGAAGGCAACGGCCTGACGCTTGGCCCTGCCGAGCGGCTGGAAGCCCTGGCGTGGTCGCTGTCGCAGGCAACCACGCATGGCGACCTGAACGACATCCAGGCAGGGGCGCCGTTCCGCAGCCTGACGAAGTTTGCCGGCCCCAACGCAGAGCGCGCCGCGCGCCTGCTGTCGGCCCGGTATCACCAGATCGTCGCGGCGTATGCCGTGGCCGATGCGACCCGGCGCAACCGGGGCAATGAAGCGATGAAGGATTGAGACGATGGCTTTTGGCATTCCCGGCAGCAACGACGGCGGCGGCAGCAGCGGCCCTTTCCTTGCCCGCATCCAGTACGATGCGCGGACAGGCTCTTTCGTTAACGTTGACCGCATCCAGGGCGCGGATGGCGCTTGGTCTGATCGCAAGAGCCGCCCCTACTACGATCCGTCTTTTGCTGTCGATTTTGGGTCGATGGAAGTCGGCTACATCAAGCTGGATACGCCCCCGGCGTTCCTGATGGTGCCGTATTTCGGTGAGGGGCGAACAGAGTACCCGCGCCAGCCCGATGAGATGGCCGCCGCCAAGCCGGGCGAAACGCCGCGCAAGGCATTTCTGCCCGGCTTCCGCCTCAAGGTCATGTCGTCAAAGACGTTTGGCGATAGTGAGCCTCGCTACTTTTCGGGCAACTCCAAGTCAGCAAACAAGGGCGTGGAGAACCTTTACAAGGCGTTCACGGCAGCGCCCGAGGCCAGCGCCGGAAAAATTCCCGTTGTCGTCGCTGAGGAAGCCGAGGCGATTGAGACAAAGGGGCCGAAAGGCACGACGCGCAACTTTGCGCCACGGTTTCGGATCACGTCATGGATCGACCGCCCCGCCGGCTTCGGCGAGCGCACCGTGCCGCCGCCCGGTGGCGCCATGCCCGCCGCGCCGCGCCCGGCGCCTGTGCAGCAGGCCGCGCGCCAGCCTGTGCCCGAGATGGCGGCTGCGGCTGCCATGGCGGCGGCCGAACTCGACGAACCGCTGCCGTTCTGACTAGCCGCCGGGGCGGGCGCCAGGCGCCAACCACGATGCCCGCCCCGGCACACCACCACGACGAAACCCCAAGCGAGGGCCGCGCCAGGTGATGCCGGACAGCCTACCAACCCACGGCGACGGTGCGAAGGCATGGCCCGGCATAGCCGACGCCGCCGCGTTCCTCGCGCAGCAATGGCCCGTGTTCCCCTGCGGCGTCGATAAACGGCCGATCACGGCCCATGGCTTCTACGATGCCAGCCGCGATCCCGCCGCCGTCCGCGCCATGTTCGCGCAGCCCGGCGCCCGGCTGATCGGCGTCCCAACCGGGCCAGCGTCCCGCCTTGCCGTTGTTGACCTTGACGTAAAGCACGGCGGCGGCGGGCTGGAATGGCTGGCAGCCAACCAGCACAGGCTACCCCGAACCCGCCAGCATGGCACGCGGAGCGGCGGGCGCCACCTGCTGTTCAACTACCCGGCAGGCCGCACGATCCGGAACAGCGCCAGCAAGGTGGCGCCGGGCGTCGATGTCCGGGGCGCGGGTGGCTATGTGATCGTCCCGCCGTCCGATGGCTACACGATCACCGATGACGCCATGCCCGCCGAGATGCCGGCATGGCTGCTCGACCTGCTCGACCCGCCGTATCAGGCGCCAGCACCCACGCCGTCCTTGCCGCGCCAGCCCTACACGGGCGACGGCACGCCCTATGGCCGGGCGGCGCTGGAACGCGAGGCAGCCAACATCCGAAACGCCCCGGACGGCGGCAAGCACCATGCGCTCAACAAAGCCGCATATTCCGTGGCCGGGCTGGTCGCGGCGGGCGAACTGCCCGAGGGCGCCGCGCTGTCCGAACTCCGCGCCGCGCTGGCCGACATCCAATCCCGGTGCGAGGACTACCCGGCGGCACAGCGCACCCTGCGCGAAGGCTTTGCCGCAGGCATGGCCGCGCCGCGCCAGGTGCCAGAGCGGCAAGTGACGCTGGCGCGGGCGCCGTTTGGCATCCCAAGTGCCGATAGCGTGCCAGATGGCATTGACCCGGAGACGGGGGAAGCCACCCCGAGGCCAAACCTCGTGGTGGAGCAAAATCAACAGGTTACGCCGATCCGTTCGCCCCTCTGGATCGACGCGGGCACATGGGACGCAGCAGCTATCCCAGCCCGACCATGGTCGGTGCCAGGCTACCTCATGCGTGGCGCCGTGTCGGTCCTCAGCGGGCAGGGCGCAGGCGGCAAGTCGTCCCTTGTGGTCGCATGGACCATCGCATGCGCGACCGGCCAAGCGCTTGGCGCCTTCACGCCCCGCAAGCCCATGCGCTGCATCAACTACAACGTCGAGGACGACCGCGAGGAACAGCAACGCCGCTACAGCGCCGCCCTGATGGCCGTGGAAGCCAACGGCGCGGAAGTCATGCCCGACATTATCCGCTGCGGCCCGCACGACGTTGGCACCCTGTTTGAGCGCGATCCCGCAACCGGGCGTATCGCGGAGACCAACGCCATGCAGGCGCTTGAGCGGCTGTGCATGGAGAGCGAAGCCGAGGTTCTGATCTGCGACCCGCTGGCCGAACTGCACAACGCCGAAGAGAACGACAACACGGCCATGCGGTCCGTAATTGCGGCCTTCCGGGGCCTCGCGCGGCGCCTGGATATCGCCGTAATGATCCTCCACCACGACCGCAAGGGCAACAACGCGCCGGGCGACATGGACCGCATGCGCGGCGCCTCGGCCATCACTGGCGCCGTTCGGGTGATGATGACCCTGACCACGATGTCGGTCGAGGAAGCCGACAAGCTGGGCATCGCGCCCGAGCATCGTCGCCGGCATTTCCGCATTGACGGTGCCAAGAGCAACTACGCCATTGCTGGCGAAGCCGAGTGGTTCAAGCTGGAAGGCTACCAGATCGGCAACGGCGAACACATCGCCGCATGCCTGCCGTGGGAGCCGCCTAGCGCCTTTGCCGGCCTGTCTATGGCCCAATGCGTCGCCGTTCTCACTGCCATCGGGCAGGGCACCAACGGCATTCCCTACGCGGCGAAAAAGCAGGCCGGCGACGATTGGGCCGGGCGTCTCCTGATGGCCGAACCGTACAGCAAGACCGAAGGCCAAGCCGCCTCGATCCTAGGCGCATGGAAGCAAGCCGGCGCCCTGATCGAAGGCCCGGAGGACAGCCCGCGCCGTGGGCACAAGCGCCAGGGATACACCGTCAATCACGACATGATCCAGGAAATGAGACGCCAAAGCCGAGAGGGATACGCGCAATGACTGACGCGACGAAGACCCGACGCAAACCCGACGCAAAAAGTGTGCGTCGGGTCCGGTTTGCCAGTAAGGACCCGTCGCACCCGCGCGTCGGTCTGCATACGTCGCAGACCCGACGCACGTGTGCGGCAGACGGGGTCCTGTTGCGACCCGACGCAGCGCAATCGTCTAATTTGTGGAACACACTCACGGACGGCGGAAAGGCCACGATCCGGGGGCGCGAATACGTCTGCCTCGGATGGGTGCCGCTGCCGAGCAAGGCCGGCGTTACTGTGGCGATCCGGCTCTGGGGCGAATGCGCCACTTGCGGCGCGGGCTTTGAGACGACCAACAGCCAGAAGAACTTGAACAGCGGCTATGTGGCGAAAGGGTGCCCCCAACACCGCCGCAAGGCGTCGGCATGACCCCCGCCGAACTCGACCTAATCGCCTCCACGGCGGAACGGCGCTGGGGCATCGGCCGCCTGCCGCTGCTGGTGTCTGCCGACCTGGCAGCCAAGTTCGACCTGATGACGCGGAAGCTCCGCGACGGCAGCAATGCCCCGGACCTATGCGCCGCGATGGCTAGGGGATGGCAGGCGCTGGACGCAGCGGCAACGGCGGCAGGCGCTGCCGAGGCGGCTAGCCTGACTTGGGAGGCAGCGCCGCCGCAAATCGGCATGCCGGAAGACCTAGACCGCCCGTGGTACCTGTTGGGCGACAACATCGCCATCGTTGCCAGTGAGGCGCACGGCAAGCGGGTGCGCGCAACGGCGGATTACCTCCGCGTCGATGTGGACATCTGGCCGGCGGTCGAGGTGGTCCACTGCGCCATTACCCGCAGCCCCGAGGCCATGACCGCAATCCTAGGCAGCGCCGCAGTCGTCGCGCGCCGGGTCATGGACGCATTTCCGGGCGCCACGATGACCGTTCGACCCCGCGCCGGCCGGTTGCCGGCGGACGAAGTGCCATTCGGGCAGGAGGAACACGCAGCATGACGCAGGACGATTACATGGCGCTAGGAGCCGCTTGGGGCGCCGTTGCCGGGGTAGCGACTACGCGGGTAGCGCCACTGCCTCCACAAGCCGCTGTAGCCCCGTCAGAACGCTTTAAAACGGCATATGGCGCCATGACCACAGGCGAAGCGGAAGCCTGGCGCACCGGATGGCTCGTGGCGCAGTCCGCGATACTGGACCGCGTGGCGCGGCAGTATCCGTCGCTGGCGGCAGAAATCGCGGGGATGCGGATGCCGGCGCCGATGCAGGAGCCGGATGGGCTTTGTGGGAGGGGCGCGTGATGAACCGCGAATGGACAACGCGCGAGGTCATCGCGCGCGAGGCAACCCGCACGCTGTGGCGCATCACGTCGTGGCGCGCCGGGGCAATGGTCGAACAGCGCGAGGAATGGCGGGCGCCGAGCGAAGACGACGGGGATGTGGAGGCGCTGCCATGACCGCTGAAAACACGCGCGCGGCGCTGCCGGGCGACCTCGTGGCGAGGTTGCGGCGATGGGGCGCCTCGGACTACGACACGCACGCGTGCCTGACCCTCGACGGCGAGGTGGTCGCAACCGTGCCGTGGATTAGGCACGCCACAGACCTGCATGGAGACGTGATTGAGGCAGCCGACGCGCTAGCCGCGCGGGACGCCGAGATTGCGCGGCTGCGGGCGGCGCTGTGGGCGGCATTGCCGCATTTACCGGGCGCCCGCTCGATTTCACATGAGACGCCGCACGGTCGCGCTCTAGCCGCCCTGTCGCCCCCGCCCGCGAGCGATGGAGAGAAGCCATGACGTACATGGGGGCCTATTTGTTCGGGGCCTTGGTCGGCCTTGTGTTCGGTTATTGGATCGGCAGCAACGCTGGGAAGGACGCCCCATGAACGCCATGCTTGACCCCGCCGCCCGCGTTCTTGCGTCTAAGCGAGCCATGCGCCAAGCCGCACGGGAGCGCGCGGCAATGGCCATCGCTGGCACGCCCGGCGGCGCTGCCGAGGCTCGGGAGACTAGGACGCAGGAGACCATGCGGGCAGGCGTGCGCGAGGTCTACATGGCCGACGAAGACATCCTGAGCGCCATGGGCCTCACGCTGCTGCAACGCGATGCGGCGGCTTACCTGCGCGGCCTATGGGCTGACTGCCTGCCTGGGTGCGAGCTACCCGGCGGGTATGGCAGCGGCGCAGGACACGGCGGCAGGCGGCACCTGACGCACGACCAGCACCTTGCGGCGTCGCGGGCGTGGCAGGACTACCAGAAAGCCATGGCGCGCCTTTCTGAGCCGCTGGGCGAGGCTGTACGGGATGCCGTGCTGCGCGGGGTGCCGAGGCATCCTCCGCATGTGCGCGATGGGCTGGACGTGCTGGCCGGGCATTGGGGGATGCGGTAAATCGTTCCGCATCAATGCCATGTGTGCTATAAGAGCGGCGCCGGTTTGGTGGTGGAACACCTCGCCGGCACCTGATCACAGCGTAGGAAACACGCCATGACTGATGACGAAGATGCGCCCGATCCGTGGGCTGCGCCAGACCGCATGAAGGTCGGCACCAATTACATTTTCTTTCGATCGCCCCCGCTTCAGCACGCGGCGAGGCGCCGCCAGAAGACCTACGGCAGCTTGCGAAAGGGCAAGCCTGCGTTTGTCTACGTGGCGGCTGCGGCGGGGCTGACCAAGGTTGGCGTTACGTCGGACCCTATTCGCCGGGCCAAGGAGATAGGCGCCAGCATGGCTTATGTGCTGGCTGTTACGGTAGAGGCGGCCAAGGACGTGGAAGAGGTGGCGTTGAGGAAGTTGGGTCGCACCTACAACGAGCCTGAAGAGTGGGTGATTGCGCCACCCGACGCAGCGATATCCGCTGTTCAAGACGCATGGCGCGAGGTGAGCCGGTATCGTCGGGTAGACCCTGCCATTACCGAGGAGGATGCGCGGAGGCAGCGAATAGGGGTTGCAAGAGCGCCCGGTATTTGATACCAGCCGGATTGGACACCCGAGTTGCGCCCAAAGCGCCTCGGGTTTTCTTTTGCCTACTCTCGGTAGACCCTGCGCTCATAGCGCCGAGCCTGCATACAAGCGACCGCACGCGTTGTGTCTGGACGCTCGTAGACGATGCGAGGCTGAGCGCATGCGGGTAGGGCGAGGCAGAGGGCGAGGATGATCGGGCGCATGGGCGCTATCAAACCTGCGCCCCTTGTGGGCAAGGGCCAATCTAGCCAAGGGCGCGCGGCGCGAGACTTTGCTTTGATATCAAAGCACTAGCGGCGGGTCCCAGTCAGAAGGGTGCGTCGCAGTGGTTCATGCGGCTCATATTGCCTAGTCTGTAGGCATTTCTAGGGGTTCCTCCTCCCATGGCAACAGTCGCGGAAGTCGCTGACTGGCTTGGGTTGAGTGGCCGCCGGGTGAAGGAATTGCGCGCGGATGGCGTACTTCCTGGCGGTAGCGGCGAGGCATACGACCTCAAGGAATGCGTTCGCGCCTACTGCGCGCACATGCGGCCCTCGTCTGGAAAAGCGGCGGGCGGCGGTTCTGAGGCTGCGCAGGATTTGGATGCGGCGCGGGTGCGGCTGCTAACGGCGCAGGCGGACGCGCGGGAGATGCTCAATGCGCAGATGCGCGGCGAGGCGGTTTTAGCCGAAGACTTGGACGTGGTTGTTGGCGCGCTGGTCGATGGCATCCGGGCGAAGATGTTGGGATTGCCGTCGCGTGCGGCGCCTGTGGTTTCGGCGTTGTCGGGGATGGTCGAGATACGTGAAGCCTTGACGGAGTTGGTCCATGAGGCATGCGGCGACCTCGCCAGAACCGAGGTTGTCGGCTCTGTCACTGATCGCGCCCGGCGCAGGGCTAGCCGCAACGCGAGCGGCAACGAGGATACTGAGGCGCCTGGCGCCGCCGCCGAGGCTGACGCTTAGCGAGTGGGCTGACGCTTATCGCGTCCTTTCGACGGAGAATAGCGCGGAGCCGGGGCGGTGGCGCACTGGGCGTGCGGCTTATCTGCGCGGGATACTCGATGCGATTAGTGACCCGCGCGTTGAGCGTGTCGTGATGATGACTAGCGCCCGCGTCGGTAAGACGCAGGCGATCAACAATCTGGTCGGCTACCACATCCATCAGGACCCGGCGCCTATTCTCGTGGTGTTGCCGACTACGGCGGCAGCCGAGGAATGGAGCAAGGAGGAACTGGCGCCAATGCTTCGGGATAGCCCGGCGCTGCGGCGGAAGGTTGCGGCGGTTCGGTCGCGGGATAGCGCGAACACGATCCTCCACAAGCAGTTCCCTGGCGGGAAGCTGTTTATCGTTGGCGCGAATGCCCCGAGCGGGCTGCGCGCTAAGACGGTGCGCGTGGTGTGTTGTGACGAGGTGGACGGCTACCCGCACAGCGCGGGCAACGAAGGGGACCCGGTATCGCTGGCGATCAAGCGCGCAACCACGATGTGGAACCGCAAGATTGTCCTTGCCAGCACACCAACCATTCGAGGCGCCTCGCGCATCGAGGAAGCGTATAACGAGAGCGACCGGCGGCGGTTCTGGGTGCCTTGCCCGCATTGCGGCGAGGCGCAAACGCTCAAATGGGCGCAGGTTCGTTGGGAAGCGGGCGACACGACTACGGCGGCCTATCACTGCGAGGCGTGCGGCGCCGCGTGGGATGACGGGGCGCGGTGGAAGGCCATCGAGACGGCGGAAGCCAACGGCGGCGGGTGGCGCGGGGAAGGCATCTTCGCGGGCGTCGCCGGCTTTCATCTGTCTGAGTTGTATTCGTCCTGGCGGCGCTTGTCGGAAACGGCGCGCGAGTTTGCGGATGTGCAGGGCAACCCGGAACGGCTCAAGACCTGGGTAAACACGGCGCTTGGCGAGACATGGCAGGAGCGCGGCGACGCGCCGGACTGGGAGCGCCTGCTAGAGCGCGCGGAAGACTATCCAGAGAATTGGGCGCCCGCTGATGCGCTGGCCGTGACCGGCGGCGTAGACGTGCAGGGCGCGCGGGTTGAGTTGTATCTGTGGGCATGGGGCAGGGGTATGACCTCGCGCTTGGTTGGGCGTGAGGTATTTGACGGCGATCCTTCGCAGCCGGAAGTGTGGCAGGCATTGCGGGATCGGCTGGATAAGCCGGTTCAGCGCGATGGCGGAGGAAGCCTTCGCGTTCTGCGGTGCGGCGTTGACACCGGGTACAACACGGCGGCGGTCTACGCGCAGTTGAGGCGTCTGCATGACCCGCGCATCCTGCCTCTTAAAGGGGCCGATCGCATGGGCGCCACGGTGCCGATTACCGGGCCCACTTCGGTCGATGTGACGGAGCGCGGCGCCAAGGTGCGCGGCGGCTTGAAATTGTGGACGCTTTCCGCGTCGCAGCTAAAAGGCGAGTTGTACCGCCGGCTGTGGTTGTCGCGGAGCGACGAGGGTTTCCCGCCGGGCTGGGTGCATCTGCCGAAATGGGCGCCGGTTGAGGCGTTGAAGCAGTTGGTTGCCGAACAGCTTGTTACCGTGAAAGACAAGCACGGCCGGCATCGGCAGGAATGGCGGCCCCTGCGTGAGCGGAACGAGGCGCTTGACTGCGCCGTGTATGCGCGCGCCGCGCTGTGGATTGCCGGCGCGGACCGCCACGGCGATCTATTTTGGCAAACTCTGGAAGCCGAGCATGAGGCGGTTGAATTAGCTACACGACCGACAACAATTCCAAATACGTCTGTGATTGACGCTGAAAAACCTATTGAGCGGCGGGAAAGCTGGCTAAACGGGCGTTCTAACCGATGGGCTAGATAGAGGGGGCCGCAATGGATGCTTATAAGCTTGCATGGGCCTTGGCTCAGTCTGCTGGCACGCCTGCTAAATCACTGGCAGATGCATACACGTCGGGCACTTTTTCGGTTAGGTTTGCTGATGGGAGGCAAGTGCAATATCGCGAAATTGCGGATATTGCCGCTGCTATTGTTGCGCTTTACGATGCGCAAATATCCGGCGTCCGTCGCCCGGTAGTGACTTTTGCTGCTGTTAATCGGTACTGGTGATGGCAAAGAACAAGAAGCGCGCGCGGCAGCCTATGCAGGTTGTTCGCAGTTATGACGCGGCGCGTCCTGATAGCCGCGCTGGGCGTGGGATTACGCCGCCAGCCAGCAGCGTTAATTCGGAAGTAACTGTTGGCGGTGCCGCGCTTGCTAAAGCCGCGCGCATGGCAGTTCGCAATGATGCTTTTGCGCGTCGGATTGTGGACCTTTGGGCGGCAAACGCTGTTGGGTCTGGAATTACATGCGCTTGGTCCGATCCGCAGCACGCGGAACAGTGGCGCGCATGGGCTGAAACCACTGCTTGTGATGCCGAAAACAAGAAAACGCTTGCGGCTATTCAAGCCCTTGTTATGCGGGCGGTTGTGCAGGACGGCGAATGTCTTGTGCGAATGTATGCAAGCCCGCCGACGCCAACAAATCCAATTGGTCTGAGGCTGCAAGTCTTAGAGGCCGATCATTTGGACCGGAATAAAACCGGTTCATATGAAAACCGCGCTATTGTTCAAGGCGTGGAAATCGGGCAATTCGGTGAAGCTGTTGCCTATTGGCTATTGCCTCGGCATCCCGGGGACGTTTGGCCATTAATGCCGGCGATCGGTGCGTTTACGTCGCAGCGAATTCAGGCTGAATATGTGTTGCATATATTCAGGCAAGAGCGTCCGGGCCAGGTCCGGGGTGCGTCTTGGCTTGCGCCTGTTCTAACTACTCTTGCAGGCTTGAAGGATTACGAAGCTGCGTTGCTAATTAAAGCTAATATTGAGGCTTGTTTGTCTTTGCTGGTGAATGATAGCAGCGAAGATACAATAACAATGACTAAGCCGGATGCCGGGTACGTAAAGGACAGCTACGGTAAAGTTGTTGAAAACGTCGAACCCGGCATGATTATGTACCGGCAAGGCGCCGGCGAAATTGAAGTCGTCAATCCATCTGGGGGCGGTTCGCATTTGAATTTTGCGCGCCGAGCACTTGAGCGCGCCGCAGTTGGTGCTGGGCTGACATACGACCAAGTTTCAGGCGATCTTACCGGCGCTAATTATTCCAGTCTACGCGCAGGAAAAATCGAGTTTCGCGCGCTTAATAGCCAAGTGCAATGGACTTTGCTTTTGCCGCAGCTTTGTATGCCGGTGGCAATGATGTTTCACGAACAAGGGGTAATGGCTGGGCTTTGGCCCCGAGACGCTGGACAGTTTACGCATACCCCTGAAACACCTGAAATGGTGGACCCACTCAAAGACATAACGGCTGTCGTCGCGCAGGTTCGCGCGGGCCTGCTGGCGCCGCAAGACGCGGCGGCTATGTTCGGTTGGGAATATAAGGAACTTATCGCCAAGATCGCAGAAGCCGACGCTTTGCGCGATGACGCGGGGGTTGCTGTTGATAGCGACCCGAGGCGACTGGCGAAAAGTGGTGTTGCGCATGACGCAGCGCAAATTGCAGCCATCGAAATTGCAGCAACTGGCGCAGCGGCGCCACGTAACGTTGAGGCACCGAACCAGGGGCAAGATGCAAACGCATGAGTGACGACTTGCAACAGGTTGACAGTGCCGCAATTATTGTGCGTGCCCTAACTGCGCCGATGTCTATTGATAAAGACAACCGCACGGTTGACGTCATTTGGACGACTGGCAAGCGCGCAAAAAACTACGTTCCTGGCATTGGTGCTATTACCGAAGAGCTAGACTTGTCGGCTGCGTCTGTCCGGATGGCGCGGCTTTCAAGCGGCAACGCTCCTGTTTTTGATAGTCACCGCAAAGGCGGTGCGCGGGATCAAATTGGACGAGTTGTTTCGGCTAAATTGGAAAGTAAGCGCGGGATAGCAACGCTGCAATTTAGCAGCGCGCCAGATGTTGAGCCGCTATGGCATCGCGTTATGGATGGCACCATTCGCAGTGTTAGTGTTGGGTACACAGTGCGAAAATATATGCCAGTCAATGAAGGCTCAGAAACAATCCACCGCGCAGTGGATTGGGAGCCTTTGGAAATTAGCTTGGCACCAATACCCGTCGACGACGGCGCTATTATGCGCGCGATTGATGATGGTGCTTCTCAATTCGTGGCCACGGAAACAGCGGATTTTGCCGTGGACGATGCGCCGGCGCTTGCCGAGCGAAAAGTGCCTATTTCCATCACTGCGGCCCCGGCCGCTTCTCAGGAGCAGACTATGACGGAAAACGTCACGCCTGCCGCGCCGGGTTCCGACGCGGTTGTTGTTGATATTCAGGCCGAGCGAGCCAGCGCGGTTAATGCAGAACGCGCGCGGATTGCAGCGGTTGATGGCGTTCTTTCAAACGCTTCCCGACTTTTGCCCGAAGCAGTGCGGGCTGACCTTCGCGCGCAGGCCATTAACGATGGCATGATGCCCGAAGCGGTGCGCGCTATGGCGTTCGATAGGCTGGCCGCTATGACGCAGGCGGGCGTCACCGTTCCGACGCAGACTGCCCATGTCGGGCGTTCTGGCGATGACCCGGCCGCGTTGATTGATGCGATGGGCACAGCCCTTGCGGTTCGATCGATGCCTGCGATGGCACGCAGCATTAAGGACGACCGCTGGCGCGAATTTGCCGCGCTTAAGCCGTCCGACATGATGCTGGAGCTGATCGCGGCGCGTGGCGAGCATGTTTCCCCGCGCCAGCGCGGGCAGTTTGTTGAGCGAGCTTTCCACACGTCGAGCGACTTCCCGATGCTTTTGGAAAACGCAGGCAACAAGATGCTTGAGGCTGGGTTTGTTGCGGCCGCGCCTAGTTACCGGCAGTTTTTTGGCCAGCGTTCGTTTAACGACTTCAAGGCGCATACGTTCCTGACCGCCGGCGACTTCCCGGCTCCGCAGGAGCTTGGCGAGGGCGGCGAGATCAAGGGCGGCACTATCTCTGAAAAGCGTGAACGCATTACGCCGAAGACTTACGCCCGCAGCGTTGGCGTTACCCGGCAGATGCTCGTCAATGACGATCTTGGCGCCTTTTCTGACTTTGGCGCCATGATTGGTCGGCGGATTGCCGATTACGAAAACTTCCTCGCTTATTCCATGGTCGAGACGGCGACCGGCAACGGCCCGACGCTGCTGGAAGGCTCTGCGGCAGTCTTTACGACTGGCCGAGGCAACAAGGCCAGCTCTGGCGCGACGATTTCTGAAACTACGCTTGATGCGGGTTATGCCGGCATTCAGAACGCGACCAGTCTTGACGGGATCAAGCTCAATTTGCAGCCCCGCTATCTGCTGACCGGCACCGCGTACCGTGGCGCGGCGCTTCGGTATACGACCCGCATCACTGCCGAGAGCGGCGCCAATGTTGGGCTGTATTCCGATCTTATTCCGATTAGTGACGCCAACATTACCGGCAACCGCTGGTATATGTTTGCGGACCCGGCGGCCGCTCCGATTTACGTGTACGGCTATGTAAATGGCCAGACTGCGCCACAGATCCGCGTGCATCAGTACGTACCTGGTACGGATGGCATTAAGGTTGAAGTGGTGCATGACTTCGCTGTCGGCGCTATCGGCTTCCGTGGCGGCTGGTTCAATCCGGGCGCCTGATCCATCAACACATGAGGCAGCCGCCCGCCTTGCGCGGGCGGTTAGGAGACATTGAGCAATGAAGACCTTTGTGCAAGCCGGCGATGTGGTGACTGTCACCGCTCCCGCCGCTGTTCTGTCTGGCGCAGGCGTGCTTGTTGGCCTGTTGTTCGGCGCTGCGGTGCGCGATGCTGACAGCGGCGCGTCTGTTGATATTCAGGTGACTGGCGTAGTTACGCTGCCGAAGGTGAGCGGAACGGCCATTAACGAGGGCGTCCGCGTTTTCTGGGACAACACTGCCGGAAATGTGACCACGACAACGACTAGCAACAATTGCATTGGTTGGGCTGTTGGGCCGGGCAATTATGCCTCCGGCGCGACTTCGATCAATGTTCTGCTTGGTCGCCCGAACGCGAACGCGGCTTAAAAACGGAGGCGGCGGTGACAGCTTTTGACATCGCCGCCGCCACTTTGTCGCGTGATGCAAACATGAGCGTAGCGGCAGTTTTTTGCGTGCTTAATAAGCTGCCTATTTCAACGCGCGTTGTTTTATCCGCGCCAGACCAATTTGCTTCAATGGGGGTTACTGGCGCCATAATCGCAAACGCTGTTGCGATGGTGACAGTTGCTGATCTTTCCGAAAGGCCGCGCGCCGGAGATATTTTAAAGATTGGCGCGACTGAGTATGAAGTGATGGCCGCTCGGCTAGATGCGGAAGGTAGTTGTTGGATGCTTGATCTTGCGCTGCAAGCGGATGCCTCCGTGGCTTCCGCGCGGCTTAGAGCTGCATCCGCATGACGACGCCAACGCGAGTTGCTATCCCGCGCGCCGTCGCGACGTTGCTACAAAGCGCGGTGGCTTCGCTGGAAGTCGTCGTTGATCGCGACCGGATGGCGCCGCTTGCGTTGGCAGATATGCCGCGCGTTGTGGTGCTGACAGGCGAAAATACCGTTGTTGAAGAATACGTCGGCGGCACGCAACTGCGAGGGCAAGTTGTCATTGTTGAGTGCCATGACGCTGTTGCGGAGGGTGACGCTAACGGGGGCGCGGAGGATGCGGCGGCTACCCTAGCCGACACATGCCGCGCCGCGCTCATGGCGGCCCGCACGCTGTATGGCGCGTGCCTGGGGATCGAGGTTGACGAGGACAGCAGCCCGCCGCGTGTCGAGATAGCAGAAGCCGTGCGCGGCGCCGTCGTTGTGCTGCGGATTGTCGCTTATCACACATGACTAGTATTGCTGTTGCGTTTGATGTGTCGCGGTTGCGGCAAGATCTTATTCGTGAAAAGCGCAGCTTAGCCCAAACGGTGCGGCGGGCGGTAAACGCGATGGCGTATGGTGGGCGCGACGCGATCAAGGCCGACATGGTGCGGACGTTTGATCGACCTACGCCGTGGGTGTTGAACAGCGTCAACGTCATCCCTGCGACTGATAGCGACGTTCTGGCCGGGACCGCCGGCGCGGTCATTGACTGGAAGCCCGGTAGCGCCGGCTCTATTCCGGGCGACAAGATTTTGCGCGCGCAGATTGAGGGCGGCGCGCGGCGCTTGAAGCGGTTTGAAGTTGTGATTGGTTTGCCTGCCAATCGCGTTGCGGTGCCAGGCAAATGGGCTAAGCTCGACGCTTACGGCAACATTTCGCGCGGCCAGATTACCAACTTGCTGTCCTATTTGCGCCTGTTCGGCGAACAAGGCTATCGAGCAAACCGATCCAATCGCGCCGGCCGTAATGCGCGCCAAATTGAGAAATACTTTATGATCCCGGTTGGCGCGGAACATGCCACGCTAGCGCCGGGTATCTACCGCAACGCTCAGGAAATGGGCGGCGCGCCATTGCTAATTATTGCCTTTGTCCGCGCAGCTAACTACCGCGCGCGGTTCCGCCCCGCTGACATTGCGCGGGCTTATGTCCAGTCAAACACTTCAACAATCTGGCAACAGGCGCTCACGCGCACGTTGCCTTTTCGGCGCTAGGAGGCGCAAGCAATGGCGCTAGCATTTGGCCATGGTTCCATCATTATTGCGGAATGGGAAGCCACTTATGGCACCCTGCCAAGCGGTAACACTTGGAAGCGTCTACCTGTCCGCAGTTATAACCCCGGCATCGCGCAACCGTGGGAGCGACAAGATATCATTGGCCTTGTTGGTGATCGGTCAGAGCCTGATCCGGTTCATGGGCTTTTGACCATTGAACCAACCGTTTCAATCCAGCCCGATCTTAATAATATTGGCTATTGGCTTCGGTTGCTTTTTGGCGCGCCGACATCAACCGGCGGGACTAACCATACCCACACTTTTAAGGCCGGTGGTGCAACTCCGCTTTCTATGTCGATTGAGCATGGAAACGCATTTACTGCCAATGGCTACCAGCGTGTTCTTGGTGTGCGGGCGAATACGCTCGAAGCCGCATTTAGGCCGGGTGAAGCGCAGCAAACGTTTACAATTGGCATGATTGCTAAAAACGCGCCTGCCCGCGCGTCGTCTAGCGCAGACAGTACGCCAACTGACGCCGCGTGGGTTCCGTTTCTTGGCCCTGTAATGACCGCGACGCGAGCCGGGTCGGCACTGGCGCGTGTTACGGGTGCAACTTTGCGGTTTTCTAACGGGCTGGAAGTTTTGCGAGAGGCTAACCGCGCTGACGGCGCCATTACCGAAGCGGCAGCGGGAATGATGGAAGTGACCGGCACTGTTGATCTTCGCATGGATACCGACACGATGCTCAGCGACGCGGAGGGCACGGCGCCGGTTGCGCTGACGTTCGGCTACTCCATCAGCGCATCGCAGGCGCTTACCTTTACGGTGCCAGAAGCCTATCTCGACCGCATCGGCGTTGGTGCGCAGGGGCGCGCGGGCATTTCAGCCACATTTGCTTTTCGTGGCGCCTACAACGCCAGCGCAGATACATCGCTATCTGTTGTGCTGGCAAACCAGATGGCGAACTTCGAATGACGCTGCGCCTTCCGTCATTTGACGCTCGCTGGACAGACCTTGCGCAAGGCGTCCGCGTCTACCATCGCCCGGCCACGCGCGCGGAAGTCACCGCCGCAAGCGCCTGGGCGCGCCAGGAAGCCGATAAGGCGGCGGCGGCTACTTCCGCCCTGCTAGACGGCGCCAGGCCGCCTGACGACCGCATGGCCGCCGTTGTGATGGGCTTCACGTCCATCGCTCTCGCTCGGTTGACGATCACGGCATGGGAAGGCGTGGAAGGCGATTGCACGCCTGATGCCTGCGCCGTCCTGATGCAGATGATCGGCATGGCCGAGGAGTTTTTTCCCGCCGCGCTGGCCGTGATGATGGCGCATGACGCAGAGGGAAACGCATTCGCGCCCGCGCCGAGTGGCACTTCGGCGGCGGGCGCGATTACTGCAACGCATGCCCCCAGCCAGGCCGATCCTGCGGCGACGGAATAAACTGCGAATACGATTTACCGGAGCGGCAACCGACTACCGTTGATGGTTGGGCGTGTTGGCAAGCCGCGTGCGATGCGTTGCGCGGCGGCATGGTGGCGACGCACGTTGACGCTAGCGCGGCATTAATCCTGGCCGCTGCGGCAGGCGTTCCTAATAACATAGCCGCGCCGTTGGTTATGGCTGTGCAATCTGGCCAATCGGCCGGCGCTGCAAAATTAAAGGAAGGCGCGGGATGAGCGGGTCCGGATCAAATCTTCCAGTTCGGATTACCGTTGAAGGCGGTGCGCAAGCCGAAGCGGCATTTAACCGCGTTGCTGCTACTGGCGAACGCGCCATGCAAACCGTCACGAATAGCACGACGCAAGCGGCATCATCTGGCAATAATCTGCGCTACGTTGTTGGCCAAGCCGGCTATCAGGTGCAAGACTTTGCCGTCCAGGTGCAGGGCGGCACGTCCGCGTTGACGGCGCTATCGCAGCAGGGATCGCAGTTGCTGGGCGTCTTTGGCCCTGCCGGCGCGATTGCTGGCGCTGTGCTTACCGTGGGTATTTTGGCTAGTCAGCTACTGACGGCTAAAACAGAAGCTGAAAATACAAGCACTGCGGTGGATGCTATGGCGCAAGCTATGGCAAAAGCCGCCGCAGACGGCGCTAGACTTGCGGAAATGATGGCCCGCGTCGAAGGCCGTTTTTTGTCTATGCAAGAGGCCGCAGAACAGCAGCGGCGGCGCGCCATAACTGCTGATGTGCAAGAGCTAGGCCGGCTTGAAAACGACGCCAGACTTCGCGCGGCAAATGCTGATCTCGCAGCAAGGCAAGCGGCTAACGAAGCCGCATCAATGCGCGGACAGCTAGCGCCAGAATATGGCTTGTCTTTTCGTGCCCAAGAAGACTTGAGGATTACAATACGCGAGCTTGAAGGACGCGCGGAAAGCGAGCGAGGCAACGCAGCTGCGGCTAGAGCTGAGCTTGAAAGATTTTCAACAAACCGCAGTAGAACAGCAAGGCTTTTGACTGGCGAACCGACAGGCGGTGACCGCGACGCAGCGGAAGCCTTGCGCCGGTCACTCGATGACCGTTACCGCATTAATCAGGAATACGAGGAAAAGGTTGCTGGTTTGCGGCGGGATAACGCTTTCGGCTTGCTGCCTGAAGGCGAAATTGGCCGGTTGGAAATCCTTGCTGCGCGTCGTCGAAATGAGGCTTTAGCTCGTCTTGATCGGCAGCCGGGTGGCGGTGCTTCCGTAGACCGCAGCGATCCAAGCGGGGCGCTTGACCGCATTCGCAATCAGCGCGCGACATCCCTACAGCGCGAGATTGACCAGCTAACTCGCAGCGTTGAAACGCCTATTGAGCGTTATCAGAGGCGTTTAGAAGAGCTAGCCGAAGTCGCGCTTCGCGCGCGCAGCGAAGGCAACCCAATCCCTGATGAAACTATAAGCCGATCGGCAGATGCGGCGCTTGCAGATTTTGAGCGTCTAGAACAAGGCGCCGAGCGGTCAAGCAATATGGGCCGCGAGCTTGGAATGACGTTCAGCAGCGCCTTTGAGGACGCCATTGTTAAAGGCAAGAGTTTTTCCGATATTCTCAAAGGCATCGAACAGGACATTGCGCGGATTATTATCCGCCAAACGATCACGGCGCCGTTAAGCAACGCCATTTCGGGCGCTGTAAAAAATATTGATTTTGGCGCTATCGCGAAAAGTCTGTTTCCTGGCAAAGCCGATGGCGGGCCTGTGTCCATGGGCACAACCTATCTCGTCGGCGAGCGAGGCCCGGAACTGTTCACGCCCGGCGCGTCTGGCAACATCACGCCTAATCACGCGATGGGCGGCATGGGCAACATCACCTACTCGCCGACCATTAACGTGGACGCGCGCGGTTCCGACGCCAACACGCTTGCCCGCGCCCGCATCGAGGCTCAAGCGATTTCGCAAGCGACTATTGCGCAGTTTGCTGACAGCATTCAGCGCGGCGGCGCAGCCGCGCGCCTTGTAGGGCGCCGATAATGACCGTCTTGACCTTCCCCGCGATCAATAACCCGTCGCAAATAACATGGCGATTGCGCGGTTTGACGCAAACGCATGAAAGCCCGTTTGATGGATCGACGCAAACATTGCGCAGGCCGGGCGAGAAATGGGAGGCGTCGCTAGCTTGGGAAAGGCTCAAGCAAAGCGATTTTCGGCTCTTGTCCGCTTGGCTAGCGCAGCTCGGCGGCATGTCTGGCCGGTTCTTTTACACCCCGGTTCAAGCGCCTCGGCAAGCTACTGGAACCGGTACGCCGGTTGTAAACGGAAGCACGCAAACAGGCAGCACGATAAGCATTAGGGGTTGGACGGCAAACGCTGAAGCGTTCAAGGCGGGCGATTACCTTTCCTACCCTGATGCTGCTGGTCGGCATTTGCTTTACGTCGCTACATCGGACGTTACCGCGACCAGCGGCGGCATAGCCAGTGTGCCGGTAGCGCCGCCTGTCAGGCGTAGCGTTGCAGACGGAACAGCGGTTGAAATTATAGCGCCTAAAGCCGTCTTTCGCCTTACCGACGATGCGCCAGCAATTGTTTATAACGTTGGGCCATTTGGCTCCATATCGTTTGACATTGTAGAGGCGCTTGTATGAGCCGAGGTCTTACCGCATCCGCGTTGGCGGTTACGGGCGCCGAAATTCTTTCACGCACTATAGCCGTAGAATTGCAATTTCCCGGCGGCACAGTGCGATGGAATGGCACGCCCAAAACAATCAATTTTAACGGCGCTGATTTCCTTGGCATTGGAATGCTGGGCAACATTACAGCGGTTGAAGAAGGCGCCGAGCTTCGAGCGTATGGTTTGACGTTGCAAGTCTCGGCAATCCCACGCGACATGGTTTCTATTGCCCTTAATCAGCAATACCAAGGCCGAAAAGCTACAGTTTGGGAAGTGCCCATTGATACCAATGGCGATGTCGTCGCCAATCCGTTCATCGTCTTTCGTGGCCGAATGGATCAAATGGACATTAGCCTTGGAACCACAGCAACAGTTGTAATTAAGCTTGAAAATCGCCTTGCTGATTGGGAACGCCCTCGCGTTCGACGGTATACTGACGAAGACCAGCGGTCACGTTATCCTAACGACGCAGGATTTCGTTTTGTGTCAGCCACAACGGAAAAAGAACTAATTTGGCCTGAGCGTGGTTTTTTTTCGCGGTGACGCAACGACGGTTTGATTGGCCTGAGCGTTTAGCCGCATTGATTGAAGAACGGAGATTTGCGCCATTTGTTTGGGGTGTGCATGATTGCGCAATGTTTGCGGCTGATGCGGTAGAGCGGCAAACCGGCGTAGACCCTTTAGCGCAGTGGCGCGGGACTTATAATAGCGAAGAAACCGGCGACGCTATTTTAGGTGGAGTAAGCCTTACAATGTTTATGGCCGCTGCCTTGCGTGCTTACGGGGCCGATCCAATAGCCCCAGCCATCGCGCAACGTGGTGATTTTGTGATTATTAACGTTGGCAATATGCCAACATGCGGCGTGCATCTGGGCGGCAGTGTAGCGGCGCCAGGTGTAAACAGGCTGCACTTTTTACCTTTTCGTTCAATTTGCAGAGCGTGGGCGATTTGAAATGCCGGCAATTATTGTTGCTATCGCCGCCGCAGCTGCTGGCGCGGGAGCCGCAAGTTTAGCGGCTGGCTACATTGGCGCGACTATTTTAGGCTCTACGTTTCTTGCTACTGCCGCTGCTGGTTTGGTGGGCGCTGTTGTAGCTACAGCGGTAAGTTATGGGCTTTCTGCTGTATTGGGGTTGAACAACGCGCCTAAGCAGCGGGGCAATCTTGGCGCTCAAGCATCAGACCGGAAGCAGCTAATCCGATCAAGCGTTGAGCCGCGACAGATGATTTACGGCACCGCGCGAGTTTCTGGGCCAATGGTTTACGCCAGCAGCAGCGGCGAAGACCGGCGGTATTTGCATTTGATTATTCCTTTGGCAAATCACGCCATTGAGGGAATTGATGCCGTATGGATTAACGATAACCGCATCGGCGCAATTTCAATCGACGGCAACGGGGACGTAATTGAAGGTCCGTTTGGGCCTGTTTCTCCGGGGCGCGCGGCGCTTGTTAAAGTGCAAATTTCTGACGGGACACAAACCACAGCCAATCAAATTCTTGTTTCTCAATCTACGGATGGATGGGGTAGCGATCACGTATTGCAGGGGATTGCATACGCATACGTAAGGCTTGAATATAATCAAGAAGCCTTCCCCAATGGCTTGCAGAACATATCTTTTCAGGTGCGTGGCAAGCGCGACATTTACGACCCGCGCACAAGAGAGTTTGGTTTCACTCACAATGCCGCGCTTGTAATTCTTGATTATCTAAAGTCGCAAGACGGCCTCGCCTGCGCAGATGATGAAATAGACTTTGACTCATTTATTGCGGCTGCAAATGTCTGCGATGAAAACGTTGTAATTGACGCGGTGCCTACCGGCCAGCGACGTTATGACTGCGATGGCGCCTTCGGCTTAGACCGCGCACCAATCGACATTATGGAGGACATGCTTACCAGTTGCGCCGGCACTCTTGTCTATGTGCAGGGCAAGTATCGCGTTCATGTCGGATCGTATGAAGCGCCGACCGATACTCTAACTGTCTCTGATTTGGCTGGTAATGTTGAGCTGGTTACAAAGCCGCCGCGACGTGAATTGTTCAATGGTGTTCGAGGAACATTCATTGACCCCGAACGCTCATGGCAAGCTTCTGAGTTCACGCCATATTATGACAGCACATTCGTAACAGAAGATGGCGAGGCAATTTGGCGCGACGCTGAGTTGCCATTCACCATTGACAACAAGCGCGCTCAACGGTTGGCAAAGCTTATGTTGCGTCGGGCACGCGAGAGCCTAACCATTCGCGTTCCTGTCCAGTATAAGGGTATTCGATACAGCGTCTGGCAAATGTTGTCCGTAACCATTGATGATTTCGGATGGACAGCCAAGCCGTTTCGTATTCAGTCATGGGCGTTTGCGCCAGACACAGGCATTATCACATTGACGCTTCGCGAGGAAGGCGCGGGGTCTTATGCGTGGTCTTATGCCGACCTTGGCATCGGATCAACGTCGCCGGATACTAATCTGATTGACGCTTTTTCAATCCCGGCCCCTGCCGGTCTCACTATTTCTGAAGAGCTTTACGCGACGCGGGACGGGGCAGGTGTTCGTACTCGCGCAACGCTTGCGTGGGCGCCGCCGGGGTATCCGTTCATCAGGTCTTATGATGTGCAGTATCGCGCCGTCGGGGACGCTGTGTGGCGTGTTGTGGCGCCGACGTTGGGGGAAACGCGCGCAGTAATTGATGACTTGGCAGACGGGTCTTACGAATGGCGCGTGCGTGCTGTTGGGAGCGTCGCCATCGGCGAGTGGGCAGTTACCACAGCGCCGATAGGCGGCTTGGCTTCGCAGCCACCATCGGGCGTTACAGGGCTTGCTGTGCAGTCTATTGGCGGGTTTGCGTTCCTGCGTTGGAATTTGCATCCCGATCTTGATGTCCGCGTTGGTGGTCGAATAGAGTTCCGCCATTCGTCAAATAACGCGGCTACTGATTGGGTTTCATCTACTTCAATTGGCAACGCGGTTTCTGGCGCGCACACAACCGTTGTAATGCCACTCAAGCCGGGCGTTTACTTTGCCAAAGCGGTTGACGCAGGCGGGCGATATTCAAGCGCGGTTGCTATGATCGGCGCATCGCAAGCGACTGCTTTGGCGTTTGCAAACGTTGATAGCCTGACAGAACATACTGCATTTAGTGGCGCCAAAACCGGCGTTGTCGTCACTGATAATACGCTCAGGCTAGACAGCAGCGGCAACATTGACGCAGAAGCTAGCTTCGACGCAATTTCCAACATTGATAATTTGGGCGGCGTTTTGTCGTCTGGAACCTACAATTTTTCAGCCGGCATAGACGTTCTCTCTGTGCAGCCGGTTCGTCTTACGAGCAATATTAAAGCTGTTGTTATTAACACCTTTGACGAGGTAGACGCTCGGCCGGCGATGGTCGACGATTGGTTAGATTTTGATGGCGCAATTGGCGGTGAAGCTGATGCGTGGGTTGAAGTGAGAACCACGCAAAACAATCCATCGTCGTCGCCGGTTTGGGATAGCTGGCGCAGGCTGGACGCATCGGAATTTGCGGCGCGCGGCTTTGAGTTTCGCGCTCAGCTGCGCAGCTATGATCCGGCCTTTAACATTCACATTTCTGAGTTGACTGCCGTAGCGGATGAGGTGGCCTGATGGCGCAACACGATCTGAATATCGCAAATGGTTCTGGCGCAGCCGTTCGTGCTGATTTGAACGGCGCGCTTGAAGCACTTGGCTCGTGCATGAAAGGCGCTAACGCGCCAACTGCGCCTCTTGCTGGCATGATTTGGGTTGAGGATGACAATCCATCGGCGACCGAATGGAGCGTAAAACAGTACGACGGATCGGACTGGATTACGCTTGGCATTCTGGACGCAACGAACAATCGCTTTACGCCATCAGGTTTGTTTGCCGCTGGTACGTCTGGCGCGCCAGGTTTCGCGCCCGCCGGCGATAGCGATACTGGGCTATGGGCGCCCGCCGCAAATACGCTAGCGGTTTCGACCAATGCGGTTGAGCGGGTCCGCGTTACCTCGGCTGGGCTGGTCGGCATTGGCACATCATCGCCATCAGCCACAATCCATGTTGCAGGCAACGCTCGGCTTGACAGTACATATCCTGCGGTAAACTTCTATCCTTCGACGGGCACATCTAACCAACGCTCGTTCAAACTTGAAGCCGGCGATGGCGAGGCTTACGTAATTGCCATAAACGACAGCGGCACGGCTGTTAGCTATCCATTTTACATGCAGCACGCCGGCACGGTGACGTTTCCTGGCACAACAACTACCGCATCAGCGGCTAATGCCTTTCTCGACGGCGCAGCAAGCAACAAGCTGTTTCGTTCCACGTCGTCGCGGCGATACAAGCGCAACATTGAAGATATTGACCCGCAACTTGCTGACGCGGTTTTGTCTTTGCGTCCGGTTTGGTATCGCAGCAACGCGGGTAATGACCGGCAGGATTGGTCATGGTACGGCCTGATTGCGGAAGAAGTTGCGGAAGTTGACCCGCGTCTAGTCCATTTTGCGTATGCGCCAGAAGATATGCAGTCTCAGGGAGGCGGCCCGCCTGTGGCTCGCGAAGGGGCACAAAAGGTTCCCGATGCAGTCCAATACGATCGGCTCGCTGTACTCCTGTTGGATGTCGTGAAGCGCCAGCGAGATTTGATATCAGCATTGGACGCTCGTATCGCGGCGCTTGAACTCGCGCGGACCTAATCGGTATAAGTCTCGGAAAGGAGAGTTGCGATCATGGCATCGTTCAACAAGTTTAACCCGTTTGTCGAAGCTCTTGCTGAAAAGAAGCACAACCTTGGCGCCGATACGCTCAAGGTGATGCTGACCAACACGGCGCCATCTGCCACAAATGGCGTCAAAACCGACCTTACTGAAATTAGCGCCGGCAACGGTTACACGGCGGGCGGCAACAGTGCGAGTGTCACCAGTAGCGCCCAGACTAGCGGCACCTATAAGCTGGTTCTTGGTGATCCGGCGACGTGGACCGCGACGGGTGGCACCATTGGGCCTTTTCGTTATTCTGTTCTCTACAATGACACGGCGACCGATGACGACTTGATTGGCTGGTGGGATTACGGAAGCAGCGTGACGCTGAACGCAGGTGAAACCTTCACGCTTGATTTCGATCCGTCTACGGGCGTTCTTACGCTCGCTTGATTTGTGATGATAAGCGGGGGTTAGTATGGCGCAGATTACAGCGGATCGCGTTAAAGAAACGAGCACAACGACGGGCACGGGAAGCTATAGCCTTGCCGGCGCTGTATCTGGCTTTCGCGCATTTTCCGCCGTCTGCGCCAATACCGACACCGTTTACTATGCGGCTGTTGGCGGCACTGATTGGGAAGTTGGGCTTGGAACGTGGGCAACCGGCAACACGCTGGCACGCACAACGATCCTGGCCAGCAGCAATTCAGGCGCGGCAGTAGATTGGATTGCTGGGACGCGAGATGTTTTCCTAACGCACCCAGCGCGCGCGGCCACGGTTAATGTGCAGGAGTTTGGCGGGCCGAGCACAAGCGGGACCAGCACATGGACTAAGCCTGCTGGCGCTAAGCTGGTGCATATTATTGCACAGGGTTCCGGCAATGGTGGCGGATGCGGCGGCAGGCGCGCAACAGGAAATACCTCTGCTATAAACTCTGGAAGTGGTGGGAATGGAGGGTCTCGCGTTGAAATTTGGCTTTCCGCTTCGTCATTAGGTGCAACCGAAACTATTACTGTCGGCGCCGGTGGTGCTGGGACAGCAGGAAGAACTACAGATGGAGGGAATTTAGGAGGAAGTGGCGGATCAAGTACTACAGTCGGTAGTTTTTTGACGTGTTTTAGTGGTAATTTTCAAGGGAACGATTTTGGCTTTAGTGGAACTAGCTTAACCGGCGCAGGTGGTGCAATTAGCTCGGTAGCGGGCAGCAACGGAACGCCGGGTTTAGGTGGCGGTGGTGGAGGTAGTGGCGGCGGGATTGATACTGCATCGCCGCCTAGCAGGGCAGGCGGTCTAGCAGGTTTAGGATCTGCGTGGAAATCAGCAGGAGGCACCGTTACCGGGTCTGGCGGCACTGGTAATGGTGGAGCAGGCGGAGCGGGTGCTAGCCCCTCTGATAATTGGTTTAGTGGCAATGGCGGCGGCGGCGGTGGCAACGGAGTTACAGCTAACGCTGGCGCTGGAGGTGCCGGCGGTTGGCCTGGTGGCGGTGGCGGCGGCGGGGGCGCTTCTGTTAACCCATATAACAGCGGTGCAGGCGGCAATGGCGCAAACGGATTTGTCCGCATCACGACCTATTTTTGAGCGGGGGCATCATGCAGTATTTGACGCGCGAAGACGGCAGCATTCCGCCAGATGTGGACGTTGCGGCTCTAATCGCAGCAGGCATACGCATTGTGCGGCCAACCCCGATCCCACGCTCGCCCGGCATGGTCGCCATTGAAAGCGCGCCGGAAGAGCGAGACGGCAAATGGTGGCAAACATGGATTGAGCAGCCCGCGCCGCCTCCTGCTTTGCCTCCGGTTCCGGCGACAATCACTCCATTGCAAGCGCGTCGGTCACTGCGTTTTTTTGGGTTGATGGATGATGTAGAAGCCGCATTGGCGGTTGCCGATGCTGACACTCGCGAGGCTTGGGAATATGCGCTCGAAATTCATCGCAATGACCCGGTTTTGCTAGCGTTGGCAGAACATATCGGCATCACGTCTGATATGCTGGATGATCTATTTCGCGACGCAGCAAGGCGCTAAATAAATGCTTGGCTTTGGCACGATCTCAGAAGCGCCTATTTCCGCGCTACCTGGGGCGGTTGCTCAAGCATATTTGCTTGCTGGCGCTGTTGGCGCTTTTGCCCTTACCGGCGAAGCCGCTAATGCTCAACGCCCGCGTAATCTAGCAGCCGATGCGGCTGCGTTTGCACTTACCGGCCAAGCCGCAACGGCATCAGCAACTCGCAAACTAACTGCTGACGCGGCTGCTTTTGCCCTTACCGGCGAAGCCGCGACATCATCGGCAACCCGCAACCTAACTGCCGATGCAACCGCTTTCGCCCTTATTGGCGAAGCCGCTAATGCTCAACGCCCGCGCAATCTAGCATCCGATGCCGGCGCTTTTATTTTCACTGGCAACGATGCGCAGCTTGCTACTGGCGTCTCAACATTTCTTGTCGACGCTGGCAGCTTTGCGTTCGATGGCAAGATCGCCGAAGCAAAAGTAACGCGGCGCCTTGAGTGCAATGCTGGTTCGTTTTCCGTTGCTGGCCAGAATGGCGGGCTTATTTCAGCGCGTGCAATCATTGCTGCCGCTGGCTCGTTTGTCGCAACCGGGCGCGACGTAGCTTTTCAGCTAGCGCGAAAATCATTCGGTCTAGTCGGCGATTTCGCCGTCGTAGGGCAAAACGCACAAACAATCGCCATTCGCCGCGCATATCTTGATGCCGGTAGCTTCTTCGCCGCAGGGCAAAATGCCGCGCCTCTTGCGTCGCGTAAAATAGCTAGTGGTGCCGGCGCTATACTACTCTCTGGCGCCGACGCTGAAATCTTGTGGCGTCGTCAGTTTTACGCACAAGCCGGCGCAATCGCGCTAAACGGTCAACCGGCTGGGCAATCATTTACTCGGCGCATTATAAGTGACGCTGGTTCATTTTCGCTAATCGGCATGAGTGCCGAGCCGTTCTTGTTTAGGTCGCCATCACTGGCCAGGATCGTCTATCCCGAATTGTTTGCACGCATGGCGTATATTGATTTCGGCAGTAGAACCGCGCTTGTTTTAGCGCCGTCTCGTGTGGAAAGGGCGTAGCCGTGATCCCTGCTTATCTCCGGTGGCCGGCAAAAGACCCTAGCGATAGCCTAGATTATTCTATTGACTGGACAAAGCAGCTTGCTTTGCCAACCACAGCCGACACGATTGCGACCGTCGTCTGGACGGTGCCGACC